AGATATTTCTTCTTGAGCAACTGCCATAGCATCAGCATCGCCTTCTTCGTATGCTTTTTTATATTTAACTTGTGCATTTTGTTTTGCCCATAAAGCATTGTTATGTGCTTGTTTGTTTAAAACTTCGCCACCTTGACTAACCATAGCTTGTAGCTTTTGGTTTTCTGCCATAAGTGTCTGTAGTCTTTGCACCGCTTCAGCAGACTCTCTAGAAGCTGCTTCTTTAGCTCTACGTTCTTCGTGATACTCGTATTTAATTTTAGCTATACGATCTGCAGCTCTTTTGCTGTAATCAGCTATTTCTTTATCAACTTCATCGTCATCGACTTCTACTGGTACATCTTCTGCTCTAGGTTTTTTCCCTTGATCTTTTTTAGGAGTATCATCTATGATTTCAACTTCTAAGTTATCTGGAATTTTATTATCAATTTCAGTTTGTTTACCAAAGAATTGATCTTCTTTTGTTTGAACTGCAGGTTCGTCAAAATTAGGTTCTTCATTAATTATTTCTGTTTTACTCATGCTCTTACTACTCCTGTTGGATCATCGACTACTGCTTCCACAGTGTCATCATTAATTAAACGAAATTCTTGTCCATACATTTTCATGCGAGTTCCTGAGTAAGCACGAAATACAACCCAGTCACCTTGTTTGCACCAAGGTCCACTTGGAAATCTTTTAGTGTCGTTATAACATTCATCACCTAGCTTTAAAACATATCCACAGATATTACTAACTTCTTCATCTTTTAAAGTAGTGGTTGCTTTGATAATACCACCATCGGTTTTTTCATCAATTCTAGGCATAGCTATAAGAATCTTCCAACCTTTTGGTTCAGGCAGTTGACTCTTTACATCTTCATCTACAATTGGAGTATCAACACTTTCTGGTTCTATAATGTTTACTGCTTCTTTTTTACTCATATTTTTTGCACGACTTTAGGAGTCGAGTTTCCTATTGTTCGAGAACTCTTTCGATATAATCTAATAGTTCTCGTTCTGCAAGGGCAATTCCCTCGATAACACCAACCATTTTTTGATAATCAGGAAAATTTTTACAAGCTCCTGTAGCAATATGATCAGCGTGTTCATTCATCAAACTACGATACTTTAACTTCAGATGTTCTGATAGTGATAGCTCGGTGATATCTTTACCCATACTATTTGCTATCTTTAATCATATCCTTAACTATGTCAACACCTGTTTTAAAATCTTTTACAGCTTTTTTTTCTTTTTCAGCCTCTTGTGATAGCAAATCACTAGCAACTTGCTGTCCTATTTTAGCACCAGCTATTTCGCCTTCTTGTTGTAATCTAGCTTCTTGTAACTGTGCATTTGTTTTAGCTTTGGTAGCATCAAGCATTAATCTGCCTTCATCTATATCCATTTTAGCTTTTGCTTGTGCTTCTTTAATTGCTACTTCTTTTTCTTTAGCTTGAATCAGTGGGTCTTTAAGTTGTTCTTGTACTCGTTGTTGTTCAGCTTCTGCTTGTGAAGTCCCTAAGACTCGTTTAGCTGCTTCTGCTACAAGACTTGATATACGCTTCTGAACATCTGCTGGTATTGGCTCACCTTCTGGTGGAAGTTCTATACCCATCTCTCTTTCAACTTCTTTTCTATATTGCATTGATAAATGCTCATTTATATAAGCTGAACCTGCAGCAAGTATTCTTGCAGCATTTGGACTTTGACCTACAAGTTGTTGTATTTGTGGGTCTTGCTGTGCTGATGTAATAACTGCAATATGTGCTTCATGATCTTGATCTATAAATGCTTTAACTGGTTTACCAGTAATAATGTTTTGCACCGCAGTAACTGGATCAACTGGATTAACATCATCTACATCTGGAATAATATCTTCTACATCTTCAATGCCTAATACATTAAGCATCTGTCTGTGTAATTCAGGTAAGTTATACATATCAGGAGATGACTGAGCCAATTGCATAGCAGCTTGATACTGCATAATTCTTTGAGCCATTGTCGCTGCATTAGGATCAGATACTGGTAATACATCTACTCTATTATCAAAATCTTCTGCTTTAATGCTTTCTCCTTCATCTGTTTCATATGGATAAGCAGGTTCTGTAAAGTCTTTTACAATGCCAACCAAAATATCAAATTCTTTACGCATAGAAGCATGGAGTCTAGATTGCACAGCACTCATAACTTTTTGATTTCTTTCTAGTAATGCTAGTGTAGTTCCAACAGGTGCTTGATTGTTCATGTCAGATATTTTCATATCATTCATACTGGCAAATCGTCTACCTTCTTCTACTATATTTCCTAATAACTGGTAAAGAGTTCCTGATGGTTCTTTGTATGGTAAGAATGTAATGTTGTCTCTAATAGCACCACCTGGTACATCAACATCTCTAAATTCACCAGGCATGATAGGAGTATCATCTCCCTTGATTCTAAGTCCTCTAGCTTTTAAACCACCAGGTAGATTGCTTAAAGTACCTGCATCAACTAATTGTCTCAATATGGATGTAGCTGATTTAGCTAATCCACCCACCATATGTATTAAACCAAACCCATAGAAACCTAATCCTGGTAAGTATTGGTAATGTACAAAATGCATCCTTCTTATTTTTGCAGAGTCATCTTCATAATAGTTTCTGCGTATACTAAGAATAATGCCACTTGGATAATCGATAGTGACAACATAAGGTATAGCGATACCTGTTTCTTCTCCTGAATCATCAGTATCTTCAAACCCTTCTAGGTCTAAATCTACCTGCATTTCTAGTATTGTATGGCTTTGATCGTAGTTAAAAGTGTCTGATTCACCAGTAATTTCGTTATATTTCTTGGTAATATCAGAGTCTTTCTGTGAACCATCAGGTATATTTACATCCCTATAGAACCCATTAACTTGCATTTTTCTAACTGTATTAGAAGATTTACGCATAACATGGGTAGCTCTTTCACAAGTTTCTAAATCACTTGCTCCATAGTTCACGATAACATCTTCTGCTGGTACAAAGATAGAACTAGGTCTATCTAAGCTAGGATCAAAATAAACTTTTCTAAACGCAGAACCTGCCAAAGGTAAAGAAAATAACATCTTTTCTGTTTCAGTTCTGTATTCTGACATTTCATATGTCAGTAAATAATTTAAGTAATCTTCTACTCTTTGTGATTGTTTTTCTTTTTCTTCAGTTATTTTTCCTACTATCTTAGTTCTGACTGGTCCAGCAGCAGGAAACATTTCTGTAATTGATTGAGATTGAAAGCGTATTACTGCTTCACTAAGCATTGGATGGAATACACCACAAGCTCCTGACCAAGGTGTTGTTCTTTCTTCTATCTTGAGTCCAAGCTGATCTAAACCTTTAGTATAGGTTTCTTCCCATTCTGATCGTGAATCTTTATCGCCAGTATAATCTCCAATAAGTTTAGAGCCTAACTCTTGTAAGATGTCATCATCTATATGTTCTGCTAAATTAGAATCAAATTCTACATCGCCTATTTCTTTAGCATTAGGATCAAAGTCAATGATCATGCCACCATCTTCAGTTTCGATGGCTAATGAGTCTGGATTTTCTATAGCAATGGTAAGCTCTTCTGCTTGAGGCTCTTGCTCTATTGTTCCTTCTACAGGTGTAGCTGGTTGTCTTTCTATAGCCAATTAAATCTCCTAGTAATAGTTTGCGATACGATTATGTTCCAAAGGTTCATCTTCTTCATCTGAATGTAATGGAATAAAACCACCTTGTCTGAATCTTAACAGAGCTTGCGTAGTGCTATCAACTAAATCGTCATGTTCCATATTGGGGAAACCAGCAAATTCTTCAATAACTTCTTCTGCCCATCTAGTTGCAGGAGCATAAATAACTCCTGAAGCGAACAAATCAGAAACTGCATTGACTCTTGATATCTTATCGTTGCCTCTGCTAGGAGTATATTCTTGTACAGGTATACCCATAGCTCGTAATTCAAATATTAACGGCATACCAGCAGCTTTAGCTTCTACAATAAATGCATCTGGCTTATAGGCTTGGTATTTTTCCATTGCTCTCTTTTTAAGATCAGGAAACTCTAGTCGTTCTTTATAAGCATCTAGCATAATAACAAAAGGAGAAACCATCCCCTCATCATCTTCTTTATAAAAGACTCCCCATGTAGTACACGCAGAATAGTCAGCTCTTTGATTTTTCATAAAAGCTGTGTCCCATGACTGGATAATAAATTCACAGTCAGGTGGTTCTCTGTTTTCCCATATTTGCCACCAATTACGCTTAACTAAAGCTCCCTCCTCAGAGGTTGGGTCTTGTTGATATTGAGCCATCCACTTACTGTTGGGTAGCTCGGCTTTCAAAGCCTGTAATTCTTCCATCTTCCAGAACTCTGCCCACAGGGGGTTTCCAGAAGGCATAATGGCAGGAAGTTCTATAACTTCCCACTGGTCAGCACCGCCACGCTTTATACTAGCATCGACTACTTGACCTGTTAAATCTTTATTGTGCCATCTTGTCATCACCACAACGATAGAACCATTCGGTTGTAAACGCTGTCTCGGACCAGATGTGTACCATTCATAGGTACGATTGAATACATTGATGTCTGCAGAAGCTCCCTCTTGCTCGGAATGGGGATCGTCAATAATAAGTAGATCAGCACCTTTACCAGTAACTGCACCACCTACACCTATCGCAAAATACTCTCCACCTTTGTTTGTATTCCACCTTCCTGCAGCTTTGCTATCAGATTGCAAACTAACATCAGGAAAAATATCTTTAAAATCGGTACTATTAACTAGGTTTCTAACCTTTCTACCAAAACCCACAGCCAATTCAGCAGTATGGGCAGTCTGAATGATCTTCTTATCTGGGTATTTACCTAAAAACCATGCAGGTAATAGGTAAGAAGCGAACTCACTCTTGGTATGTCGAGGTGGCATATTGATAATTAAACGCTTGAGATCACCTTTAACAACTCTTTTGAAAGCATCCGCCATAATCTCATGGTGTTTACCATGGATAAAAGCTGACCACATCTCCCTAACAAATGGCATAAAGTCGTTATGACACTTTTCTCTTGCTTTGGCTTTATCTAATTCTTCTAACAGGGAAAGAAGTTCTTGCTTTTGATTAGCAGATAAGTTTTTAACTTTACTTAGTAGATTCTTATTCATACTTACTATCTAGTATATACCTAATAGGTAATGACTCTTAAATAAAAGAACTTAATAGGTACATATAGGTAGGCACTTAATAAGTAGTCACTGGGTAGTAGGTATATATATCTACAGATTATACAATATTGCATGGCTTCACATAAAAATCAACCTTTAATTTTAAAAAATATTATGGGGGGGGTAGGATTCCTAGCCTTTTTACCTGAAAAAGGGGGTATATGGCAAAAAAAGATAGCAAAATGCAATATATAATAGGGGGGGTCTATGAAATTAGGTCATATTA